CCACCGTTAGCTGCATACCATATATTTTGGTTGCTAGAAGCCCAATGGTTGCCTGTAGCTTGGTTATATAGACCTTCGTTAGCTGCATTATTGCGGAACCAATCGTTGTTATAGATATTATTAAATGTAGGGGCGCTGCTCGTATCTAAACTCTGGTTTGCCGAGTACGTTGTGTAGCCAGCGCCGTTGGTTAGCTGGTTGTTATTGGTTATATGGTTGGCATTAGTTGCGCCAGTGTAGCCCAAGTTTGCTAGGGTTATGTTTCGGGTAGAAAAAGTAGCATTAGCATCCGTAACGTGACCTAAAGTGTCGGTGGTTACGTTAAAGTCTAGGTCAGAGATAACTGTCGCACCACTCAACGCACCAGTATCTATATTGATGTCATCGCCAGGGTGAGATGGGTGGGTGTACTGAGCAGCGCCAGAGATAGTACCGTTAGCGGCAATGGTAATGTTTGAACCCGCAGTTAGTGCTGCAACCACGTTTGGTGTATCAGTGACATCAGCGCCAGCTTCGATGCCAGAAAGTTTCGTGTGGTCTGCGTCTGTAAATACATTGCTATCAGTAGCACTTTCAACAAGCGCCCGTATTTCAGCCGCTGTTTGATCGGCTTTAGCACCATCCTCGATGCCATCCAGCTTCGCCCCATCAACGGACAAGTCACGGCCATCAACAGTTTCCGATCCAGAGAAGGTAAGGTTGCCAGTAAGTTGCCCACCAGTAAGGGCTAAAAAACCAGAACCAGCAGTTACGCCCTGCTCCCACGCAGCCGTCGTGGAATTGTAAACCTTTAAAATACCAGAAGAGCTGTTGTAAAATAAATCGCCGTTATCATTGCCAGTAGACGGGTCTGAAGTTCCGACGCGATAAACATCAAAAAAGTCATTTACGTTATTGATATTTGCAGCAACAGTGGTGACGTCGCTGATTGAACCAGAAACCGTATTCACACTGGCAATGCTCGCCGCCACAGTACCAATGTCAGTCACATCAGCCGCTACAGTTGTGACATCGCTCGAAATACCAGAAACCGTAGCTACATCGCTAGAAATCCCCGCAACAGTCGTAACATTAGCGTCAATTCCAGCAACCGTATTGATATTAGTCGTATTTCCCGCAACCGTGGAAACATTCGCATTGTTACCAGCAACCGTGTTCACATCGCTAATATTAATGCCAACCGTATCAACATTCGCAATGCTATTGGATACAGTGTCAATCTCAGACACCGCTTCATTCAAGTCATTAGCAGCCGTAATAACCGAAGCTATATCACCAGATACCGTGGAAACGTCAGTAATCGCAGCCGCAACTATCGTAACAACACCACTTACACCAATCTCGCCAGCAACGGTACTCACATCACCAATGTTAGAAGCCGCCGTGTTTACATCCGCTATGCTCGAAGCAACCGTGTTGACGCTAGTGATCGAGCCAGCAGTCGTCGTAACATTAGCATTATTCGTCGAAACCGTACTAACATCAGACGCTATCCCCGATACAGTCGTAACATCTCCAGAAACACCGGCAACAGTCGTAACATTGCCAGAAATCCCGCTGACCGTAGTGACGTCCGTACTTACACCCGCAACCGTGGAAATATTGGCATTGTTCCCAGCAACAGTCGTAACATTAGCGTTGTTCGAAGAAACCGTACTAACATCAGACGCTATGCCAGAGACAGTCGAAACCGCAGTGTTTATACCCGAAACCGTAGTAACGTCAGACGCAATACCAGCAACAGTCGTAACATTAGCAGAAATACCAGCAGCCGTAGTAACATTAGCAGAAATTCCGCTAACCGTAGAAATGTCAGTCGATATGTCAGCTAAAGTATCAAGGTCAGAAACAATCGCAGCAGTGCCCAACGTGTTCATGTCAGAAACAGCATCAGCCGTACCGAGACGACCAATCTCTACAGACTTCGAAGCAACCGTCTGAATATCAACGCTGTCACCCGCAGCCGTGGTCACGTCAGACGAAATACCAGCTACAGTGCTAACATTACCAGATATACCGCTAACCGTGGTAACATCAGACGAAATGACCGCAACAGTCGTAACATTAGCGTCAATACCAGCAACCGTGTTCACACTGCTGATATTCGTGCCAACAGTATTAACGTCAGCAATGTTCGTCGCAACAATGGGTACATCACCCTGCGTAGCCCAATACTTCGATGAATACTCAGTCGTGTTGCCAACCGTACCGCTAGTCTTCGTAGCCCAGTCCTTCGCAGAACCAGAACCAGCATCAACGCCAGTACCACCCGTCGCCCATGCCTTAGACGAATAATCCGTACTCTCAACAATGCCATTCGTCTTCGACGCCCAGCTCTCAGACTCGTCAGCAAAACCACTCGCATTCGATTCGGCAGCCTCCGCAGCATCCTGAGACGCCTGCGCAACAACATTAGAACCCCAAACAATCAAATTCTCATTGCCAGCAACAGTCGGCAAACCAGGAGCCGTATATAACGTTAACGTCGTGCCGGATAACGTATAATCATCAACAGGGTTCAATAACTCCCCATTAACAAAAACAAAAAACGATGTCTCACTCGCATAAGTGTTCGACAACGTAAACGCAGTCGTTAAACCGTCGCCCTCAAATTTATCAACAGAACTACTCGTCCCAGCAAGAGCAGCATTCGCAATCAACAACCAACGTGATGCAGCCGTGTCAGTCGCAAAAGCCGCGCTCGATGTATGCGCAACAGTCGCAACGTACGTCGCACCGTTGAAGTTTACAGCATCATTCACAACATAAGAAACGGCCGCAGACCAATTTCCGCGTGGCGTAAACGTACTGTTGATAATCGCTAACGCACCCTGGTCAAACGCATCCTTGTGAACAGAAACGTTGCCCAACTTACCATCGTCGCGCTGTATCTTCGCAATGTTCGCATTCAAATCATCCAACGTCAGCTTGATCGCGTTTAACTCACCGTCAACCTCAGAACCGCGCAAAGGATCGCTGGGGCTCGTAGCCTGATAATCGTTGAAGTTATACTGCCGTGTGTAATCTCGTGGTTGTGCCATTAAGCTCTCCGCTTGCTCTTCAGTCCAGACGAACCCAACAGCTTGCCTAAACGCTTCAATGTGACACGCTTGCCAGTATGCCGGCGACTAGGCGAAACAACACCTAAATCCTCAACGCGCTTATCCATAAGACGACGTGGGTTAGACTGCATCAGCTGTACCCCATAGCCTTGCTGGTCCGTGATGCCGCCTTCTTGGCCTTGTTCTTCTTGCTATTCGGAAAACCAGCCTTCATATCGGCGTATGCCGCGGGGCTGATCGTCGACTTCGACTTGGACCGAGACTTGCCAGACTTCTTCTGTGCATTCATGTTATCGTACAAACCCATAACGTCCGCCATTATCCGTTAATGTTGCTTGCATTATACCGCTGTTGCGCGCAGCAATCAACAAAACGAGTGAAATGTTCAAAATTCCACAAAATTTGTAGAGACGTCCATAATACACTGAGGCCAGGGTGTCGGACCATGCCGGGGGGTGGGGTCGGTCGGGGGCCGCACTACTATCCCCCGCAGCGCAAATGGTCCCACTTGCACCATTCGATCCGTTGTTTTGATTACGTTTATTCGTCGTTTTGCGCCGCTGTCACGTCTTTTGCCATATCGGCGCGCTCTGCTTCCCAACGATCGATCATACTTGCCAACTGATCGGGTGTCATTTCGGCGAGGCTGCGGCCATCAGCTGCACCGTCACCGTTCTTGTTGAGGTCTCCGGCCAGCTCGAGCGCCGTGCGGGCGGCTGAAACCTTGGCCGACGCCGGTGCATCAGGGTCCACCATCACCACGCGCAGCGTATCAGCTGCCAAGTTGGCAAGGTCGGTTTGATAGAGGGTTTGTCTTGCCTGCCGAATAAGCAGCATCACGGAAGGATTGCGGGTTAAATCATAGGCTGACTGCTTTGGGTGCAGATAGCCTGCCATTCGTGCGGCTTCAGTGGGCTTCTTATTCTCTCTGACCAAATACTGCACGAAGGACTTTTGTTGGTCCGTCGCCTGTCTCTGCCTAATCATTCCCACGGCTGCGCTCCTGTCTGTTTCCCGCCTCAATAATACTATTGCACAACTGTGTTGACAACTAACGGCCATTTTGGCAGTTTGTCGACAGGTGCCGACCGTAGGCATCAACAAGCGCAAACAAAGGAAACACTATGTTAAATGTACTACACGAAAGCGACGCAGGCCACGGCTGGTTGATCGTATCAGCATCAGCAGTCAAAGCCCTTGGCCTGACAGCCAACGACTTCACCCACTATTCTTATACCAGTGTGATCGATGGCGAGAGAGTATTCGCACTCGAAGAAGACTGTGACGCCTACAAGCTGCACACGACATGCAAGGCTCAAAGCATCGAATGGAACTACACCGAGCGCACTTGCGACCACAGCGACGTGCGCAACTGGGAAAGCATCGAGCGCATACAGTCACACGCGCTAGAATTGGCGGTGATGTAATGGGATACCAATTCGATATATTTGACCAAGGCAGCGCTTCCCAAGTTGGGGAGCGTCAGACCGACCTCGAAGAACTGATTGAGGAAACCAAGCGGCACACAAAGGTTTTAGTTGGCTGCGAGACTAGCGGCATCGTGCGTCAGGCTTTTCTTGACCAAGGTTACGACACTTGGTCTTGTGACATTCTGCCCAGCGACACGCCAAGTAATCGCCACATCCAAGGCGACGTGCGGGACGTAATTAGCCAGGACGATTTTGACTTAGTATTCATCGGCCACCCGCCATGCACTCGCCTTTGCAACTCTGGCGTCAGATGGTTGAGCGTCCCACCACCCAACAAGACGCTGGAAGAAATGTGGCGGCAGCTTGAGGAAGGCGCGGAGCTGTTTAGTGACCTTTGGAATGCTGACGTGCCTTGCTTGGCGATAGAAAACCCAGTGATGCACAAACATGCAAAAGAGCGCATCCGCAACTATGAGCCATTTGCGCAGTCTGTTCAGCCTTGGGAGTTTGCCACCGATCCAGATGGCCCGGACAATGTAAAGAAGCGCACATGCTTTTGGACGCGCAACCTACCCAACCTAAAGAAGACCGGGACGCTGGACGGCTCGACAGCGCGGGACGACATCCACAAGGCATCCCCCGGCAAAGATCGCTGGAAGATCCGCAGCAAGTTTTACCCGGCATTGGCCGCAGCAATGGCCGACCAGTGGGGTCGGGCCGCATCAATCACTAGAAAGGAATTATCATGCTAGACCATTTGATCGAACCGCTCAGAACACCGTCCGACGGACTTCACAACGCGTTAATTTTGGCAATCACTGCGCCGAACAATGAACGTTTTGCCGATGCAATGGAGCAAGTCGGGCGCTTTGCGTCAACTGTGCCAGACGCAACCGTTGAGCAGATCAAAGCAAACATCGAAACATTGTTGACAGATACGAGCGACAATGCCGGAGTATGAGGACATGACCACTATGGAACAGATCAAAGAAGCCTTTGAGTATTACACACGCAACCCGGCGGAGCTGCTGGGGGATTTGGTGGGCATATTGGCGCTATGCGTCATGCTGGTCACTCTTTTGGCATTTGGCGGCTGACAACAGCGGAGAGCGCCCCTCTGGGGGCGTTCCTAGATGTTATCACATCGAGCGCAAACAAAAGGAACACACAATGAGCGACAATAGCAAAACAACACTACGCAGCACGATTTCCGATCTGGTTGCCGATTACGAAGAATACCAGAAGAAAATAGCATATGACGAATATGAGAAGGCCGAGAGCCTCTGCGACAGGCTGCGTGAGTTGCCTTTGAGCTGTGAGGTGCGCAGCGGATGGGAAGCCCATTCGTCAAAGTTTACAGCGTTAGAGTTTCGCATCATGCTTGGCACTGGTGGGCCTGCTTACTGGATTGCCGGTGATCTCGACCAGCACGACGAGCCAACAGGCGTAAAGGCGTTTCACCAAGATTGGTATGAGCCGGAGCAAGTAATTTACTTAAACGAGAAAGAGCAAGCGGCGGTCGATTGGTTTGCCGGTTTGTTTTACTGGGGCCAATAATGTCAATAATCCTCTGCCCAGAATGCAAGACGAGAACCGGCACGGAAGAAAGCCGCCACCATTTCAAATATGGGTTTGCGACTGTCCGGCGAGTGCGGCGCTGTAAGAAGTGCCGTTATCGCGTCGTTACGGTTGAGCTGCCGGAGGAGATTGGCGACGAGGTGTTTTTGGAAGAGGAGTAGAGTTGACCGCATCAGCAAGGGCATCGAAGAGGCTGGCATTCGTGTCAGCCTTTTTTATTGCCTCGTAACCAATAGCGGCATATCCGGCCACATCGGTCCAGCTGTCGAGTTTTGTTGGATCGTGTGCCAGTCTGCCGAGTTTGAGGATGATGCCGAATGCAGCAACGTCGTGCGCCTCTAGCTCTCTGCCTGTTCGATGTCCCAGATATGCCGCCATCATTTCTGCGGTTCTTTGCATGTTGGTGGTGGGGTCTCCATATTCCTTGTTTCGTCCGTTTGCCACCAGCTGTTCGGCTTCACGGAGCATCTGTTGTCGGGGTGATGGTGTTGCG